TTCCACTAAAGCTGTTAAAGACTTTAGGGCTACTTCTTTCAAATAGTTAGAAAGTCTAACGGTTGCACTTCTAGAATCTAGCGTGTAATCGTTTCCTTCAATTTGTGCATTAGCCGCTGCTGCTTCTAGTGCATCTGTTTGCCCAATAATGTTAACACTAAAGAGTTTACCTTTAGTTTCTATTGTTTCATTTTAGATTATTGCAATAGTTCAGACTATATCTTCATCTTAAAAAGATGTTGGGATTTCGTGGAGAGGTTATTGTTGGTACTCACTCTCTAGTCGTTACGCCTACTATGGAAATTAAAACCTTCATAGCTTGGCTCGGTATTGTCCATCTCTGGAGTTTCACCGAATTAACCCAATTTTAAGCAACCTATAATGTTAAGCTGCTGCTTCTAGTGCATCTGTTTGCCACTCGTGATTCGTTTGAGTAGCAGTACCTTTTCCTGCGTTGGAAATAAAAGGTGTCTCAACAGGTGAAATATTGTAAATAACATCTGCTAAATCTTCTCTTATCAATTTTGTTATCGTTAAAGCTCTTTATCTTCAACTTCTATCATTTTATATATAGTGATAGTTCAGACTATATCTTCACTTTTTAAAGTGTTCGGTTTTCGTGGGAATATTATTCTTTCGTCAATTCCTAGTCGTTACACCTGCCATATCATTTTAATTATATGGATTGGCTCGATATTGTCCTGTTAGGGAGTTTCATCGAATTTACCGAATTTATTGTAGGCTAAAAGCTAACCAACTCTCGAATAGGTTTCTGTGGTGTTACTAGGTACACCCATAGTTTTCTCCTATTTGTTGAAGAACATCTCCTTGAATACATCTTTTGCATCGTCAAGATGTCCTGATTTTTTCAGTTTATTCATTCTCTTATCAAGGTTTTGCTTTTCAACGGATTCTTCCCTGATGTTGGCAGCGTTGGAGCTGACAATTCTGGGAGCCTTGTTCACTTTCTTTCCTGACAATTTTGTTTTTTTGAGCTGGTTATAGCGGTAGGCATCTGCCAGTAGCAAGACTGCCCGATGGTCAACCATCATAGCGATCTCTTGATCCGTATATCCATTCTCTTTCGCAAAATTCGTCAGTCTTTTAACGAACTCAGGACTCTTGTTCTTGTCTGCGTAGACTGGGAGTTTTTCAGCCAGGATCTTTCGTTCCTTCGTAAGATAGTCAGAATAGACTTTCTCCTGCTCGGATCGCTGTTCCTGGTGAATACGCACCTGCTCTTGCCGTGCAAGTTGCAGTGCCTCCTTGCGTTTGTCGGAATCCGCCTTTTTTTTAACATACTCGGCTGGATCGTCTTGATACAAGGTTTCCCAATCAATCTTCTCCTCTTGCTGCAACTGCTTGGAAAGGTGATCCAATTGCGTTGCATATTGATTTCGAGAACTTTTGACTGCTTCCAACTCTTTCTTTAAGTCACCTTGCAAAGATTCTACCTCTTTGCGTTGATTGCTTAAATCCATTGTTTTTCTGGTATAGTCCTTTTCTAACGAATACCCTTTTTTCAAATTTTCCAAATTGACTTTATGATTAATTCCATTAATCTTTACATCATAAAGCTCTTCTTCTTTTTCTGAAATGGATTCATTGTCATCTACTATTTCTTCATTAACATCTACATCTTCCATTAAGGGATCATCGTTGTCTTTTACAAGATCGACTTCTCCTTCTTTCTCTGATTTAGCTGTTCCAAGCTCTTCATCGTTCCTTGCAGTCTCTTCGTTATTAAGTAGGGTAGCGATTGCTTGTGCTGTTTCATCTGTCCTAAAGGTTGGCTCTGAAACAGCAGATTCCTTTGCAGGTTTGTCTGCCATTATTGCTCCTTATTTTTTATTGATCTGCTTGGAGGCGAGTTTGCCTGTCTCCATCACGGATCGCAGTTGCACCAGAAGGACATTGAGCATCTTTTTCATCATATAGATTTTCTCTCTGCCTTCGGTATCTCTTACCGGTGAGTTCATCCATTCGGCATCTAACTCACCAGAAACTTTTTGTATTGCCTCCACGAATATTTCATCTTCGAGTATCGTTTTGGCTCTGTGTCCTCTTTGTTGTTCTTTTTCCAATTCCATTACCAGACTTCATCCCAGAAGCTAGATTGTGCAGGATCATTTAATCCGTGTTCTTCTTGCACCTGATATGCCTCCTGATATGCTTCAGGAGAACCTATGGCTGGTGAAGGTGAACTTGCAGGAACGTTGGGCGTTACATTCACTGGATTGTTAATGCCACCGCCTGTTGCTAAAGCATTAGCGAATGCCAATTGTGCTTGTTCATATTCATCGAAGCTAGTGGGCGTTACATTCACTGGATTGTTAATGCCTTGATATTCAAATGGATTAAGCGTTCCTCCTGATAAAAGAACATCTTGTATTTGTTCTTCCTGTGTCATTGTGGGTGCTTGATAATTCCCTTGATTCGGACTGTTTGATTGTTGAATTTGATAATTAATTTGTTCCGGTGTGAAAAAACTGACCTGATTAGGCATCACGCCTTGATTTGACGCTTGTGCGTTGCCAATAATGGATAACGCCTGACCTAAATTCAGTTGTCCTTGATTGGTTGTTGTGTCATAGCCTCTTTTTTTCAATTCATTTATGATAAAATCCCTTCGCATCTTATTTTGTTTTCCAAAAGGAAGATTAAACCAAGACGGCATAAAATTACCGCCAACGGAAACGTCATAAGGCTTTCCCTTCAACCATCCGTTATTAAGATAATCCAATAATTCATAATCATTCAAACCCTTCATATCTTTTATGGAGTAATAAGGTCTTTCTTCACCGCCTGATTCCTGACTTTCATCTCCACTGTAGGAACTGTAATCCTGTGAACTGAACTGTTCATTGGGTTGACAAACGCCATCAATCAACTGATAACCTTCCGGGCAGGGATCGACTGTCGGTGCTGTTGAAGTTGCCGACCAATCCATTATGGGATTAGGGAACAATGCTGAAGGATCTAACTCACCTGCCAGTTCTTGTTGTGTGCGTATGTCAAATTCAGGATTTCTCCACATCCCTGCTGAATTAACATTGGGAGTGGCTGCGTATTGACCGCTAAAATAATTGCTGATGATGTCCTGTGCTGTTTGGCTTTGCAGAAACGGAGAGAACGCCATTAGTTGTATCTCTCGTTGACCATCGCTGAATCAATGATCTTGGTCGCCAGTTTTTCCTTTTCCATTTCCTTGCCTTGTTCCTGTTTGATGATGTCGGTTGCCAGTTTCTGCTGATCCAGGTTTAATTTTTCCGCCTTGAACATTTCATCGGCTTTCTGCTTTTGTTGTTTCAATTGTATGTCCGCCTGATTCTTGGCTGCTCTCATTTCAATGTCCTTTGCCGCCAGTTGAATTGCGGGATCTTGCTGTTTCGGCTTGGGCGGTTGAGGAGGTTGCTGTGCAGGGTTGACGAAGAATTGACTCGCATCCTTGTATCCACTGTTTTGTAAATAATTTTCTAAAGTGTTGTAGATATTTTGTGGAGTCACTAATCCCAGTCCACCTGCCTGTAGCAACTTTTCCTGAACGCTTAACACCTTTTGCAAGACATCAAGCCTCTGGTCTTGATTGCCGGTTCCCAGTCCAACCTGCACGGTGCAGTCATAACGATTCACCCATTCTCTTGGATCAATCGAAACGAACTTGCCACGCAGTTTGATTATTCTTTCCCTGTCCTGGTATTCACAGACCACAGAAAGAATATTCTTGAATAAGTCCTTAACGCCTTCAGCAAAACTTCTTGCAATCAACTCAATGCGTTGCGTGGAGCTTTGCATCATTTGATTGACTGATTGTGCCGTTGTGTGACTTTTATTAATAGTGTCAGGATTCAATCCCATCAGTTGGTTCGGAACGCCTGACCGCTTCTCCTTCAACTGGTCGATCTTCTGCATCATTGCCAAACCTTCGTTCAGGAAGTTTGGCGTTTGCAACGCTGTCACTGCGTTAGGCGATTTCACTCGCACTATGCTTCCAGGTCGAGTAGTTAATAAATCATCCAGATTAGCCTGACCATCGACTACAACCGTTCTGGCTGAATTTTGCATATACATATTATCGAGAGTCTGCCTCATAATGGAGGTACTCATCAACTGAACGTCTGCCAACAGGTCGTACATTGACAATCCGAAGAACCTGAAAGGCATCGGTATAGCCACGCACATAGCGAATGGCGATATGGATATTTCCTCGTTTTCCAGAATGTTGTAGCTGTTATAGCCGCTTCCTCCGACAATGATCTTTCTCAGCTCCGCAATGCCGTCTCCATCGACATCAGCTCTCATATAGCATTCCGTTATCTGAACGACTCGCATTGAAGGGTCGATGTCGCTGACTTCTAAATTAGAGGTTGAATCGTCATAATTCTTTCTCACCATAGCCTCAGTGTTAAAGACCTCCTCTTCGGCACTCGGCAAATTTTCAACATCGGATTTCTTGAATCCCATATCGAGAAGCTCGGAGATGGTCTTTCTGACCCTGTGGGCGATGAAGTCGCAATCCTTTAATGAAGTGGCTCTGGAAGAAACCAGAATCTCCTCCGGTGGAACCGGGTCTATCGCCACTCTTCCGTATTCCTTAGTCCTTCGCACTTCAACGTCATAAGTCACTTGTGACTCAAGAGATCCGTTCAATGATTCTTCATCAACGATCTCCTCCGCATTGATGACTTCAATCTCATCATCAATGAGCAACGCCTGGTATTGCGTTTCGTCTAAATTCTTGTATGTCTCTTTTTTCTGCTCTTTGGACACTTTCCAGTACACCTTGCAAAAACCGTTCTTCTGCAAGAGTGCGGTCTTGAACATCGACTGTAAAATTCCAAATCCATCGTTGTCGTGATTGAAGATGAAATTACAGTAGTCGGTGATCTGCTCAGCGTAGGGAACATCCTCCGGCTGCATAGGCTCGAAATTAACGACCTTGTCGCTTTGCGTGAACATACGCATAAGGCTCGGCAGGATGGATTCAATGACTTCAAGCAGGTCTTGTGAAACCACGCTTGACCTTCCTTCAACCTCGTTTCCAAGAGGTTCGCCCAAGTAATACTTGAGTGCGTTCTCTCGCTGCTTGGACAAGTCACTCGCATAAAAACCCAGAGAGCTTGAAATCTCCTGTGATATTAATGAAAGCAGTTTCTGTTTTGATAATCGTGCCATCTGTTAAACTATTCCTAAATTATTGTATTGTATTTTCGTATTCCAATCGCTTGACTGGTTGTTGCCGACTGCGAAATATCTGAACGAGTCAGCAGCGTGGGAACACCAGGAATGCTCCGGCTTGTTTTTTATCTCTCCTCTTTCAGTGGTCGCCCATCTGTACTGACGCAGTGCGTCAAGTCCGTACTTGCATTTTTCAAAGTCGAACCAACACCTGGACAGTATCATCCTCACGGCATTGATTCCATCTTCGACAGGGAGCTTTGGAACGATGGAAGTTCTCATTCCTAAAGACTGTGCCGTCTCCAGTCTTGAGACTCCAGTTCCAAGCTCCCTCACATTTGCGTCAAATGGGAGGAAATGTGTATCAAAAATATATTTCTTTTCATCCAAGACAGTAGCGTAAAACTCCAAACTCTCTCCACTGTCCTCATAGTAGTCTATGACGTGGAAAGCCGATCCCTTCTGCTGGACAAACCAGATGGCGGTCTTATCCGCCATTCCTAAATCCCAGAAGGTGTTGACTTTTATTCCTGTCTCGTAGGGTACTTTCGTGATTCTTTTTTCTTCTTCCGCCTTCGTCAGCCCTTTGGCGTAGATTGATCCCAGTGCTGCCGAGTCAAAGGAGCATTCAAACTCCGACTCATAAACCTCTTCCGACATCAGGTGCTTGGCTTCATTCAGCTCCAACTCGGATATGATTCCAGTCTCGGAACTTTTAAAAGTCTCTGCGTACCATCCTTCCTGATGATTGGCGTAATCATACAAGTCAAAGAATGCGTTGTGTCCTTGCGGAGTTCCTATGGCTATCATTCTGCCGCTTAAAAAATTCTGCTTCTGTCCTAGCTCGTATCTGTCCACCAATGAAGGTCTGATGATCTCAGTCCACATTCGAGGCGGAAACTGACTTGTTTCATCCATTATACAATAGTCAACAGCCAAGCCACGAAGGGCGTTAGGTCTTTCACATCCCAGAAGCTGTATCCTGCCGCCATTAGATTTTAAATCACATCGCAACTCGGTTTCGTGATACTCCGTTCCAGGAATGACGCTTGTATATTCCTTCAGGTAAT